AAGCCGAATTTATCGCAAAATTTACGAGCAAAATTACGGCCCTATACCTAAGGACAATGAAGGGCGCACATATGAAATCCACCATAGAGATGGTGACACAGAAAACAATGACCCTGCCAATTTAATTGCATTAACTATTCAAGAACATTATGACGTGCATTATGCCCAAGGTGATTGGGGTGCCTGCTTAAAGATAGGAAGAAAAATGAAATTATCACACGAAAAACTATCACATTTGGCGCGCAAAAATAGTCTCATGAGAGTAAAAAATAGAACACACAATTTTCAAAAAAGAGAAGATGGTTCTTCTTTACAGACAGATAGAATAGCATCAGGAAAACACCATTTCTTAGGTTCATCTGTCAATGATACTCGAATCAAAGAAGGAAATCATCCATTTCAAAAAAGAGAAGATGGTTCTTCTTTACAGACAGATAGAATAGCATCAGGAAAACACAATCTCGTAGGTGATGGTAGTTTCCAGAGACAAATACAACAACAACTGGTAGAAGAAGGAAGACACAACTTCACGGGACCAATGAATAACCTAAAGAGACTTGCCGAAAAAACACACCCATCCCAAATAATGAAAACATGTGAACACTGTGAAAAAACAGTTAATACTATGGTATATGGGAGATTACATGGCAACAAGTGTAAGGGAAACTTGGCACCTTAATCGCAAGCCAATTTCCAGTGAACATATGTTCTTTCATCTAAAATAATATGCCCGGATACCTTATACCATCTTCCCAAATAAACGGGATCACCATAGTGTTCGTAGCACCATTTTTCCAATTCGGATGATCCTTTAACCAATCTGTCAGTGCCCCAGACCGGTATTCTTATGAACTGCACATCTTCCCAAACACCATTTGTTTGTATTTTCTTTTTTATTTTTTGCGTTTGGGGGGAGTTTTGATCTGTGATAATTTCAATTATTTCCAAGTTAGAGTGAACCATATGTAATCCTTTTCGTATCTAAACTTGACATCCATCGTGTCTCCCTGATATATCCAGCGACAATGACGTTCATGCATGTCAATGTGTTCTTTTAGCCATGTCAAAACATCTATGTATTTTTTAGTAGTATGATTGATATTCACTGAAATTTCATACCAGCCAGGCTTAGTGTGTTCCCATCCACGAGCCTTGTCATAATGTTCTAACATGTTATAACCATCTTAGTGAGAAGAACATCGCAGACTCCTCATTATCAAAGTAAAAGGTTTTTATAGCAACATGGTCTATAGTTGATGGATAGCCCTTCACCCAATTGCTATAAGTACCTAAAAACCCTTTGCAGTTATTAAGTGCCCATTTTTCCATATCATCTTCTTCGTCCCATCTATTTTCATAGTTGACGTTTACGTATACAATAATATCGTCTTCGGGCACGATCAATATCCTCCGACCTTTAGAATTTGTTTGATTTCATTCATCATGCCACGGTCCCTCTTTAGCTTTATTAGCCAATATTCCGGATTGATATAATCATAGATGTACTTCTGCTGAACCTCATCTAAAGATTCCAGAAAGGCAATGCCACTCTCGCAGTTATATAATATCCACGGGCTAATTTTACCATTTACTATCATCTGAACTATGCGATTTTTGTTGGCATAACGGAAGCAGTCTTTGCCCTGTATCTCTATTTCTTTGGCATAGTCAATCGTGCTTTCAACACTGCGCGCTACGGCATCAAATGGGTCTTCATCTTTCAGATACTGAATGAGAAACTTATTATAGTTTACGTCACTACACCATTCGTGAAGTTTAATATTATTGTCAAACAACCAATCAACATATCGGCTGGTATTGATTGCTTTTATGTCAGAGCAGTAATGGCCAAACTTTACAAAAGCGGTATAGTATCTGGACTTCGCGAAGTCCATATAGGAAATGTTCTTTTTAAGATTGCTTTTTTTATAAAACGAAACCCATGCGTTGTATCCTATGCGGTTTGCAGTCTGCCCGCGCTCTTGCCATCTACGCTTATAATCACATAGATGGGTATATACAGTCTGTTCTCTTTGGAAGACACGATCACAAAAACTGCACTGGAAACTTGATTCAGTTTCCCCAGTCTTTTTCGTATTGTTGGATTTCTTCTTCTGTGACGATTTCACTTAATATCTCAATCTCATCGTATTTAATATTTGGAAACTTACTGGCAAGATACATCTTTTTCTGATGATTGTCAATAAAAGTATTACACAAAAGTGTAATATCGTCATCGCCGCATGATGGGTAAATTTTCTTAAAATATTCTTTTACTTCTTTGGGTTTAGGGGTTTCACGTAGTTTAGTAACACGTTCTCTAATGTGCGGAATCCATTGATGGAACTGTTTGCCTATTCCCGGACTGGCTGCACAGAGCATGAGCCATTGCAATTTTGGGTGCTTCTGGACATTTTCATTGAACATGTGAATGTTCGCATAGTAGTTAGAACTCTGTAGATAATATGATTGTACATCCTTGTTTGCTTTTACTGCGCTGACCCAATGCAGCATCATAAAAGGGATAAATTTTCTCTGTTGTTCTGGCGTCAATCTATCATAATACGAGTAGTCTTTTTTGTCTATGGCAGCGAGAGCCTCAAACAGGTCAAAATCGATCTTTTCAAGTTTTTCTTCTGCTGGTGTTTTTTCTTTTGCCATGTTATGCCTTCAACATCGCCCACATTGCAGTCTTACTTAGATCATTTTCAAACTCGGGGTATAGTTCGTTAAGTCTGGTTGTATCGACCCCGATATACCCTCTATCCCGCTTAGAATCTATTTTATCACTGATGCCCCAAGCCGAATCTTCAACGATCTTAGTTTGAAGTTTATGACCTCTCCTGCCCCAGAATATGACATACTTTCCCGGAATATGCAGTATAGTATGTTCTTGGAGAGGAATGATACCCCATACTTTATCACTGGTGCCTTCTTTGCACCAACCAATAAATTTGTAATCCATTAGGTCACCTATAGTCTTCAGTTCATGAACATCACATATCAATGATAGTGATCATTGTCGTAGGATTTTGTGATTTTGTCAAACAAAGAATAATACTCTTTCTTGTATTCCTTAAATGCGTTTGATAGACCTACCCACACAATCCCACCAAACATTAGTATTGCAGAACTTGAAAGGAATATAAGACCTAACATTTTATATTCAAGTACCATACTCAAAAAACCAAGTGACCCCATTGCAAAGCCGGGGATTACGATTTTTCCATACTCGTCCAGTTCATTCCAGAACGCTACCCAAGACGCTACGATTTTTTTATTCCAGTACCACTGAGCGAATCTAAAAAAATGCTTCATGTTATCTTCCTTTCAACTTCACTACTGTTTATTATCGCTTCAAAGCTTCATATGTAATGATATGCGCCAATGATTCACCCAAATCCTTATCAGAAGGGATAACATGCAATGCGCAATTTGTGTGGTCGGTGGTTACATCATAATAGGTTATCTCCACGACCGTTCCGCCATTGGCATTGAATGTGCGAAAGGAAGTGCTTGGCATATTAAAACTACGCGACAGGGACTTGAGTTGCGAATGTGGCGAATAAGGAGGGATATTACTATCCGCTACCAAATTGTCTGGCTGGTTCCTCATGAATTCCCATGCCTTGATTGACTGCTTTAAAAACCATGTATCAAACCATTTCATTATTCATCATCCTTTTCAACGATTCCAACAGAAAACTCAGTTTCTTTACAGGTGGTTGACATTTCACCAAGGTCTTCCAACTCAACTTCGTTGTATAATATACCAGTGACGAGTTCCCACCCATTAATATCTGCGGTAATAAAGGTTAATTTTGCCGGATCGAATTCGTTATCTTCAAATTCATAGCACGAAAAACTACCCTTTTCAAAACTTTGTCCAAGAAAATATGTGTCGCCGTCAGCTAAAGCGCGATCTATGTTGATTCGCTCTTCTTCAATAATTGATGCTCCTTGGTTAACAAGTTCGTTGACATCTACCGAATCCACCACAACCGCATCAAATGGATCATACACTGTCACAAAAGCATTAATGACCTCTGCTCCGCATTCATGAGCTAAGTCATCACACTCGTGCCACATCCCCGGTTCAAACGGACGAAATTCTTCCGGAACATTCAATTCTTCTTCCTGATTATCTTCATCATAATCGGTATTCGCGGCATAGTCATAAATGTCAATATCGCCATTTTCCATCAAGTCGTAAAACTCTCGTTTTACTCTACCAATCACGATTTCTCCGCCTCTGCCGAAAATCTCAATCTTAAATTTCACTTTGCTTTTCCTTTCTTTTTGGTAGGGATGATAATCTCTACCTCTGGATACATTGTACGCATAACACCCATGATGTCTGATTCTTTGTTCTTCTTCTGAAATTCTTCAATCATCTTGTTTTTAATCACAGTTCGTCTCCATTAAAATGCTAATGAGTAGTCAACGACTTCGCAGTTACGACTTATTTCTTTTACAAAATATATGCATCTTGGCTTTTCTCCTTCATCTATTGGTACACACAAAAATTGTCCGTTCCTTAGTCGGGGCGCAAACCACGTGACTTCTGGGTATATGTCCACGATTTCAATTGGCAAAAATGATGGGGAAAATGACGATAGAGGATTGAACTCAAACGCATTGAATCCTCTGTCATTCAAGCTTGATAATGGTAGAGTTTCCAAATCACCGTGTTCCTGTTCTCCAATTAGAACTTGCCAATCTACTGGCATCTTGATGATTTTGTCGGAAATCTTTAGCACGAGGGCAGGAGAATTAAACGATTCGAGAAAAATTAAAGGTATGAAATGATAATCAACGTTTGCTGGGGTTGAATTGTCAAGAATGGCAAAACGTACATCATCTATTTCATCTGGGAGATTGTCTAAATTAAATTTTTTGTTTTCTAATAGTAATATGTTCATGTTCTCAATATACCAAAAAAGTATCTATTTGTCAATGTTTAAAGGTCCATTTTTTCTATGGAGTAAGGGTATTCTGCTTCTTTATAGAAAGCTTTTCTTTGGGTTAAGTGCCTCTTTGAGTACTTACAGTTACTCGTTAAATCCCAAATTTGTACAAAATCCTTGTCTTCTGCTTTTCTTATCCCGCGCCCAATACTTTGAATAACACGTACAAACGACTTACCAGGCTCAATAAGTACCAAGTTAAAGATACGAGGAATATTGATACCGACAGCCGCCACGCCATACGTGGCGACAATAATCTTGTCATCGCTCGTGGCCACTTCATCATACTCTTCCTTCCTTTCTGTCAGCTTGGTATTGCCATTTACGAACACTGCATTATCTAATCTGGATACCAATTCTTTTCCTGCATTTACTCTATCAAGCAAAACTAATGTGTTTCCTGATTTGCTGATTTCTGTTACCAGAGAAGCCATTTTTTCTAATCGCCTCTCATCTTCCAGCAGATGTTTGAGTTCAGATTGGTAGTTAGCAAACTCTTTGTTGTCTTTAATCTGAATGATATTCACATGACAATTTGCAAGAACACCTTTATCCTGCAGTTCTTTTGCACCAAGCTTTCCTACTACTGGACCGAGTGATACGAGCAGAGATACCTGATCCATTTTGTCTTTTGGTATCGTCCCTGTCAAACCCCAGCGAATTGGGATATTAGAAAAGATACCAGTAAGCATAGATTTTAGTACATCGGCTTTAGCCATGTGCACTTCATCAACAATGATCCCAGCAACCCCATCAAAGAAAAAATCGTCCAAACTCATATCATCGGTTTTATCTCTTTTAAGGATATTGTTCAATGACTGCCACGTACATATAGTATGTGTTTTTCCGTATTCTTTACGGTCACCAAAATAAACACCGACATCTAATCCAAGATTGATATAGTCGGCTTCGGTCTGTACTACGAGGGATTTATTGGGTACTATGACCAGTGATCTTCCATATTTCTCTATACACTGTGAGAGTGCAGCAGTTATTATGGTTTTTCCTGCCCCGGTTGCCACCTCCTGCAATGATTGTGGATTTGCTAAGAAGTTGTTTATGATTTCAACCTGATAGTCACGCAGCTTAATTGGTGATCCTGCTGCCGGATGTCCTGTGGGCCATTTGGTGTCAGAAAAAGTGTCCTCTGACACCAATTCAAAGCTTAACTCTTTGCTATTTCTTTGGTCTTCAATCTCAATGTCATAATCGTTCTCAACGAGATATGGGATTATTTCATCCAATAAGTTTATATAGGTACTTCCGGCCAGCGAAAAATAACTTATCTTCCCGTTCCATCTACCAAATTTTACGGAAGGTATGTATTTTGCGCCAGCCTTCTCATACTCAAACTGTTTCATCAATTTTCTTCGGACTTCTACTGGTAGTCCATGGAACTTGACATTAACTTCATCTTTAATGATTATCTTGCATTCTTTCATTTTATTTCAATTGGCCTTGAATCTTTTACAGTTATCATTTTTCCCACTTTACTGGATATTGGATTGTCGTAATTTTCGTATATGGAAATGCACATAGGCACATCCTCGTATTTTTCAGAGGAATAGCTTACTTTATCATAAACGGTGATTCCACTGTCTGAGAAAGCTTTTCTGATTTCTTTACCGAGTTTTCCATGCGCAAGACCCCTTCCCCAAAGTACGGTATTGCACCCCAGCTTTTTGATCATATCACACACTTCTGAAATCTCAGATGCATCAACCTGAGTTGTCCTCTCTGATGCAAATTTCAAAAACTGATCGTTCTGGACAATCGTAGGATCAATATTGACTCCATATTGGCTCAGTTTATAGAGAGTTGTCGGCTCTAAATTTAGCTGAAGATCACCGATTGCATCAGCCAATGCAGGCGTTATTGCAGCTACAATCAATTTACCATTGACCAGCTTAAGAGTAGGGTCCCAAATTTCAGCTTCATACTGCTTCAAATCTTCCAGAATTTTCTGAATAACCCCACAATACTGGACCGTACTAAAATACATATGTAATTCAGTGGTCGCAATCTTTAGGGCCTCTGTGCAAAAAGATGACGTATAAATCTTGCGTTCTTTGTTCCAGTTAAACGGGTTGTTTTTGATTTCTCTGAATTTTGAAATGAAAACTTTGTTAAACGGAACACGAATTGTAATTTCATCATCCAAGATGTTGACAGTCGCGCCCGTATATTCGGGAGTACTCTCAACGAAGAATGACTTCCACGGCAAAGAAATTGCCACGCTTTCATCTATTTCGTTTTTTGCAAGTTGCTTTTTGTACTTGACCACCAGACGATTAAACAAGTCAGCCTGATTAGAGGTGACTCGGTTTTCGTTATGGATGATGGTCTGCAAGTTTGCCATAAACTTGTAGTCGTACTGGGACAGGCTAATCTTACCTTGAAGGAAGAAATATAGCAGTTGTTCTTTCGTTTCCATTTTCACATTATACCATAAATTATAGAAAAAGCAAGAAAAAAGGGGAGACCTAAGTCTCCCCTGAGTTTACCACCGTATTATGCACCAAGTGATAGTTCCTTATCGCCTGCGGAGGAGCCAGAGGGGATTGCTCTTGTATTCCTCTACTCTCTTGCAACTGGGATCATTATCTGCAAGTTCAACCTTTCCCGTTTTTTCATTAGGTCCTTGCTGATACGATGCGACAACGCACAATGATACGTCCGAACCAATATCAAATCCACTAAGCCAAATGACACGAGTGTAGCCAATCAATGCAAATACTGCAAGAAAACCCAGACTGATCTTTGTAAGACGATTCATTTTATTTCTCCTCACTTACGCCGCATGACGGTAGTTTCTGCCAGTGCGCGCCAATTCTTGGGAGACACCTTCACAAGATCGGCAATCTTGAGTGCAGTACGGATGGAAAGTTCGCGCAGATTAGTGGAGCTATTCTGCATGAATTCCAAAATTTCCTGACCTTCATTGTTCATGAAATGATAATCAGAGAAAAGACCACCATCACTATCACGATGAACCTGCTTGATGCGAAGCATCTTGTCACGGTCAGAATCGATGGTAAGGTCAATGAAGTGGCAGCGAGACTCGAGTGCCTCAAGGTGATCCTGCAACTTCTTGGAGCGAACATTTTCAAACTTGAGGTTCGTGATGAAAATTGCCGAACCATTGAAATTGAAGCTGTTGGGGATGCCTTCGTCGCGAAGCAGACGCGAGTCCGAATTCCAACAAATGCGCCGACGCCTGCCGCTGTCAAGAGCAGCCTTGAGAATGTTCAGCGAAAGTTCATCAGCAAAGACGCTATCGCAGTCATCAAACACAAGAACATTCTTCTTGTCGCTGTACTTGTAAAGCTGGGCATAAAGACCAAGAGCAGTCATAGCACCCTTTACGATGTTGTGGCGAAGCTTGTTTCCTGCAATCTGGTCAAACATTGCAGACTTTTCAAGCTGCTGTTCAACACCAAACGACTTGCCGACACCCGGAGGTCCCGAAACGATCATTGCACGAACATCACCCCGGATACAAGCAGCCGCCATGTCATCCAGAATTTGGAAACGACTGGAAATACGATCCATCGCTTCTTCATCGGTTTCAGTCACGATTTCTTTCTTCTTGCTCGTGTTCGTGCTTGGGGGCAACATATTGTCACCATCGTCAATGATTTCATAATGAGAAGTACTATCCACCTTAATCCTTACCTTGTTACAATCTACGGGAAACTTGTTATCATTCAGAACAGTAATGAAAGAACCGTGAACACCCTCTTGGATACCCTTGATCATCACAAACTGACGATTGATAACCGGCTTGCCACGAAATTCACCATACTTCACGATAATATTGGTCATAATAGTCTCCTGTGTGCTTGGTGAGGTCATCACTACACAGGAGAGAAAGTGCTGTCAAGCAGAAAAAACGGTGATCTTAGAAAAACCTTCCTCTTCGGTCGGCAAAGTCAAAGACTGAATCATAGTACCCAACACATGCTGAGGAATACTCTTACCCTTACGGGAGTTCAGCCTGCGTTCCCATTCATCCGGTTCAGGAGTCGGGAACACCACCGCCTCAAACGTGTATCCATGATCCTTGAAAAAATCAATGAACTTCTTGCGAGACTTTACAGACAGATTAGTACGATCAATGATCACACTTTCTCCATTTTCTGCACATTCAGTAGCATCGTCCCACATGACATTTTCAGCGAACCCAATGAGTTCCTTGAATGCCTGATCATATGTGTAGCCATACAAATTTGCTACTTCTTCAATGATCTTGTCGGTGGAAAGCACCACTTCGTATCCGCGCTTGAACACGTTTTCCACCCTGCGATGCGCAGTCCAAGTGGACTTACCAGAAGCAGGAACACCAACAAGAATGATACAAGTTTTTTCCATCTGACTTTCCTATAAAAATGTTACGTTTTTGTTGCTTCAATGAGAAGATGCCATCCAAGATGTTCACGAATAGCATTTCGCATTTGTTCAGACATCACATCAAACCACGGTTCCAGTTCAAAAATATTTTGTTTATATTTTGGAACATTATACATAAAACAGTGAGCTTGACGAATTCTATCAACTTTAAATTTTCCATCCAACAGTTGATAAATTTCATTATCATCATATGCTTTAGCAAATGGACAGTCAGCCTGTGCTTCGTACTGATCCAAACCACTTTGAATCATCGCATATTTCCAACTGTTTTTTGCATACACCATAAACTTGAGTTGACCCTTATCTAACACAGAGTTATAGATGTTGTCAAGTGTTTTTTCAATGTCCGGATAATGGTGCAAAACACCAAAGCTGTAGACTAAATCAAACTTACCCAAGTCTTCAAGATTTTCATTTCCGCCACGCAGATAAAAATCTCCTTTAAGACCGTATACATCAAAGCGTTGCTTTGCTAACTCCAAACTTTTTTCGCTAATATCAATACCAACGTAATCTGCACCTGCTCTCGCAAATTCTACAGCATCGGCACCGATTCCGCACCCAATTTCAAGAACCCGCTTACCGCTATAGTTTTCAAATTGTGCAAATTCTTTAATATGCGGTTCGGCTTTATAACGCTTTTGAGAACCTTCCTCAAAATACTGTAACGTACCCAGTTCACTTGTACTGTGATTGATATTACATGGTTGTCTGTCCCAGTATTCAACAATCTTCTGTGTAATGTCTTTATTAATAGTCATTTTATTCCTTCTTCAATGAATTCAATAAGTTGCGAGTTCGTTCAACTAAACAGTTGCCCTTATCTTCCAAGAAATGGGCTTGACAATAGCCATGGTGATCATAATGACATGGTTCGTCGTGCATATCGGACCATTCTTGAAGCAATTCAGTCAAGTCTTTTTTAGTCATCATACCCATCCAAATAATCTTGCCATTCGGCAACTGCTGCATCCCATGCAGTAGACATAATATCTTTCATTTCCGCACGAGACATATAATAAGGCTTCCATTCTGCTTCGGGGTATTCTTGGTCAAACCATTCATCAAACTTGGTCATTTCACAATCCGTGCCTGAGTGCAAACATAATGGGTCATATGATCGCCATCCGCAAATGTGATACTGTTCTGGGCAATTCTGTGCCCAACTCGTTCACAGTCAGACTGATTCAGAAATGTCATCTGTTGAGTGCTAACACCATGAACACCATATGCGGTAATAAAAAGAATCCAAACCAACATCGAACTTCCTTAGTTAAAGATTACGCCAGGAAACCAAGCATCACGAATTGCTTCATACTTGACCGTGCGACCAAGGTTGTTGCGGATCGTGTTACGCACCGTGTTGTAGACCTTGGTCCTGTCACCCCAACAAGTAAAAACCGTGGCACGATCATACTGGTTGAAATTAGGTGCAACTTGAAGAGCAAAAGTTTTGCGGTCCATATTCTCTTCCGCAATCCTCGTCAGGATGTCTTGAATAGAAAGACAAGTAGACGCAACTTCGACATTGAAGTCATGCTCAAAGTGCGACAGACGATCACGATCCTCTGCAGGCAAATGAGCCTTGATGTCATCCAGCTTCTCGTCCAGAATGCATTCAACAATGTTGCGATCTTGGAGGATCGCTTCCTTTGCACGATGAATCTGGAGATATTCATGCGCCTTGATCTTCACACGATGACCATCAGCCCATCGAATGACAAATCCTTCAGCATTCTTAAGATCATGGACATATTCCATGAATGCTTTTGGATCAGTCACTTTGCTGTGTTGCTCAACAACTGGAATGTTGAACTCTGCAATCAACGTTTTGATACTCATGATAATCTCCTGATACGTAATATACATTGTATAAACTGGGTTTGGAGGAATGTCAATAGATAAATAGATGTGGTTCGCGAAGTTCGTACCTTCCAACCACCCTAACAGTCGAGAAAGGACTATCAGATATGTATATTTATGTCTATCGTATAACCAATTTAATCAACAATAAAGAATACACGGGGGTCCATACCACACCAAACTTAGATGATGGCTATATGGGGTCAGGACTTGCCATCATACGTGCTATTAAAAAATACGGCATAGAAAATTTTAGAAAAGATATATTGCATTTTTTTGATAATGAATTGGACGCTTACGAACATGAGACATTGATCGTCAACGAAGAGTATGTAGCCAGAGAAGACACTTACAATATGACTATTGGTGGAAAGAAGCCACCTTCTCGTAAAGGTGTTAAGTTAGACGATAACACCCGAGCAAAATTTAAAAAAATAGCCAACACCACAGAGAAACTGAAAGCATCAGCAGAAGGTGGTAGAAAGGGAATTAGGCATGTAAAAGAGAGTGGTTGGTCAAAAGAAGCTATAACCAAAAGGACAGAAACCAGAAAACAACGTAACGGATACTCACTGGATATGGACCACTGTCATACGGTAGAAGCCATAGCCAAAAGGACAGAAACCAGAAAAATAAAAGGTGTAAATCATAACACTATCAATGCCAATTTACCAAATTCAAGGCACCAGCGCGAAAAAACCAAATATTTAAAACTGTTACAAAAATTGTCGTTATATTATGGACAACCGGTAACTGTTGAGTTGTTAAAACGAGCAAAGAAAGAGAAGGTGACCTACGTTACTATAGCCACCCTCTTAAAGTATTTTACAATTGAAGAAATTGACCAGTTGCCATATGGCGAACAGCCAGCAATGTAAGAGCGGGTTCTTTACCATAATCAATCACGATTCGCTTTTGCGGATGCATCCATTCAAAGATAGGAGTATAGCCATCCTTGATTAGCTTCCAGCAGAAACCTGCATAATCAATATTCGACGACTCCACAAACTTCTCAATCATATCATGAAAGTCTGGTGCTACCATCTTGGTCCCCCACACCAATTTATCTTCATGGGCAAAAACCGCGATCATGCTTCCGTCAAGTTTAGTATCAACCCAATGTTCCTTAGAGAAATCCAAGTTATGTAGTTGCGTCTCTTCACGCTCATTGATATTGAAAAACTTAAAAAATGGACGACGAATGATGTCACCAGTCTTCGAGTCAAAAATGATACCACGACATTCACGGCGAAGCATAGCATACAAGTCTGCCAGAGGATCGGCACCTACACCTTCTTTACGTCCATCAATAGGAGGAAACGTGTCACTCATAATCACATTGTAATTAATACAAATATAAGAACCTTTATCTGCAACTACGAATTCGTCACGACCTTCGATAGCAGGCAGCACATCAGAAATGTTTTTAATAACTGGGAAGGTATAATCCATGGCGTATCTCCTGTTTCACTGTCAGTGTTATTGTAAAAGTGTTATAGTTTATCCAACCACGCTATCAATGATACGAACCAAATCTTCGGC